CATGTTATCAACTCAAATATAGAGGCGTAACATACTGGTCCTGTTACAAAATTCACTTGGATAAATATTTTGAACAACTTTTAGAAGTTGAACCGATTTATAATAAGAGAGGTTGATACCTCTCCTTTTCTATACTTAATATATAAGATGGGAGGATTAATTATCCTCCCTTTTTATTATCTTTTAACAGATTTAATAGATCTGCCGTAGATCCAACATAAAGTGCATTATTCGTAACTGTTTTTGGTCCAGTTTCTGCTTCAAGATCTTTCATCTTTTTATGTAGATCTGCCAACTTGTCTGCGACATCAGCAACGTTTTTAATAAGTTGACCTGCAACTTCATATGCTCTAGGGTGATCAGAACTTGCAGCAACTTCTAATATCCCATCAACTGCCTCTTGACCTTTCTCTACAAGAGAATACAGTTGTGCTCTACTGTATCTGTAGTCTTTTTCGGTGTCTGCAGAATCAGTTTCTGGTTTAATTGCAGATACTTCAGGTTTTTTAATAATCTGAGTTTCTACATTTAATGAATCTCCAATTTTATCGTAGTTATCCATAATTAGTAATCTGTTCCAGTAGAGGGACTATAAGTTTTTCCGCCATCGTTAAAGAATTGGATGTCGGTGCTGAATCCAAAATCATCATCCTGTTGAATAAGGGCATCATCAGCAGCATTTATAACATCAATTGATGTCGAGCTATCGTGAGATGCTGCTGATGTACCATCAACTGCACGGAATACAGTAATGATGTTTCCGTCCTTAGATCTAATTTTCATATTTTCATTATCAATTCTGATGTAAGTTCCTGCATCAAAAGCAACAGAATCGGTAACTTGGAATGATGTTACCTTATTATTGATGTTTTCTGCTAAAGTTGTAGTGTTGTCATCATTGTAATCTTTCAGTGCTCTTGGTGTTACGGTATATCTTACTTCTCTCTTAGCAGTAACTCGGTTTGTATCTGAGTAGTAATCAACCTTAACTTTCTTGATGAGGGCATCAGTGTTATCAACAACTGGACCAAAGAGATTTGTTTTGGCAGTAAAGTTTAAAGTATAAATCAGATATCTTCTTTCAGAAAAATCTCCTTCATAATTATCTTGCATATTGATGGAGTTTAAGACAATTGGAATGTCTCTTTTTTCTCCAATGGAAGAAACCAGATCGACAGTGATATTAAATGCTGGTTGGAAGAATGGTAAAATTTGCTCCACAATTTGTAAAGCATCTTCATTCAGTTTAGTAATAATATTAAGATCAAAAGACACATTATAAGGAACTGGCATAAAGACCTTATTGATTTTTGTATTATCTGATGGATTTATTGCCTTAAATGTTTGTACAGGAGATCCTTTTCTAGATCCATCATATGCTATGCCTTTCATTTCAAAAGACATTCTAGGTAATGAAATAGTTTCTCTACCACCATCAGACAGAGGTTGCTGTTCAATTCTTGCTAAGAACTTTTGTATTGGTGCATAAGCAAGTGGGACTAACATTTCACTTGCCTGATTCCCGCTAGAATCATTGTGCCTAATATAGATTGTGTTGAAGAGTGTGCCAAAAGCAATGACAGTTCTTCTTAAAATTTCGTGGTAAAAATAAGTTCCTAGCATTAGAATTCACCAAATGGATGTCTTTCAGAAAAATCTACGATTGAATCTGCAGCATTTTCAATCTCTTCATTTTGTGTGAAGTTTTCAAAGTCATCTACATCAACGTCTGTAAGAGTTTCAATAGATTGAATAACATATTTTCCAGTTGTTCCTAGTCCAACATTTAAAATGGTTGTTGCAGAACCAACTATAACTTCACCAAGACTAAAGTTTCCTGTAGTGTTATTAACTTTGAGAATTTGAGTGTCTGCATCCCAAGTCTTAACATACGCCGTAGTCCCCGATGTAGAACCAGTTACAACTTCATTAAGTACAAAGTTTCCAGTTCCAACACCTGCAGGATTGCCAATTGTTATTGTTGGCGCTTCAGTATATCCGAAACCAGAATTTGTGATCCTGATTTGTGCTATAGTTCCTGCAGCACTTACAATAGGTACTGCAGTTGCAGTAACTCCACCCGCAGGGGCAGCAGTAAATGAAATCGTAGGCGTTAAAATATATTTATCGCCACCGTTTGTTATTGTAATAGGTGCGATGGAACCAAAGGTTGTGATGCCCGCAGTTGCTGCTGCACCTGCTCCACCACCACCAATAAACCTAACTGTTGGTGCAGTGGTATACCCAGATCCTGGATTTGTAAGCAAAATTTCCGATATTGACTTATAAGTATTAATTCCACTTGAAGATCTATCGGTCATAATTGCAACTGCGGTTGCATTTGTTCCACCTGCAGGTGCAGCGGTTAACGCAATTGTAGGAGCACTGCTGTAATTATACCCATCGTTTAGAACATAAATCTGAGAAACTGCCCCATCAACTAATGTCGTAGTTGCAGTTGCAGTGACTCCAATACCAGCAAGAGTAAGTTTTACTGCATAACCAGCTTTTTGGAAAGTGTCATCAACATCTTCAATTCCAGTATCGATGATTTCATCCTCATACTCAAAGGGTTCACATGTAAGTTCATATACATACAAATCTTGAAGTTGATAGAATTCAACTTCGTGCTCTACAAATTTAATTTCATAGATTACATCTGTGAGAGGGAACCAAATTAAATCTCCCTCAGATGGTCTGTGTCCCAACTTGTATCCGTCCAACACATTACCGTCAGCGTCAGTCATGAAGACACCAATGTAATCCTCAAATCTTTCTTTAGATATAATAAGACTTAATTCATCTTTTGCTTGAACGCCAAATTTGGATAGAATATCTCCCCCGCCACCAAATCCAGCATAACTCTTTACATACGCTTCTATAGAATAACTTTCATCAAAAGTAGATAGAATGTTTTCTTTTATGACAGTTTTTTCATTTAAAAATTTTCTAGGAATATAAACTACCTCAACCCCATACATTCGCAGTTGTTCGTTTATTAACTGCTGAACAAGATTTTGTTCGGATTGACTTCCCTGTAGAAAAAATGGATTTAATGTCATATTCTTAACCTATCATATCGAGTGGTGGCATTTCATATTCTGCTCTCATTCTTGCTTTAATATCAGCAAGTTCTCCTAAAGCATCATCATATATTTGTCTACCATTCAATTCAACACCTCCAGGAAGTTTCACTCCCTGGAACTTGATCAAGTTTTGTCCCCACTGCTTTTTGATTAACGATGTTAAATATGTCTTTAAGAAAGAATCATTGTATACCTTACTGAAGTTTGCGGGATCTAAAATTCTATAGCAACTAATTAACAAATAATTCCCTGCTTTCAGTCCTCCCCAGTTAGTGTCGATATATAATCTGTTTTGACGCTTAGTGAATCTAATTGCCTTGTCTGTATTAATTAAAAAGTCAATTGTTTCCAAATAAGTCTTTACCATGGTATAATTTAAAAGTTCAATCGCAGTAAAATTATATACATCATTTAAGAATATTTGATATGCAACATTAAACATTCCTGATGACAATTGACTTGTGTCTACTTTGAACACTCCATCAATTCCAATTACACTATCAGGAACTTGAATATAGTTGCTGTCCTCTTCAAAATCAAATGTGGTTGCTCCAATTCCAGGAATAGTAACTGAAGAACTTGTTGTTGTAACAATTCCTATTGGGTTTGATGCCCTTCTACCTTTTCCCCTATCAATATCTTCCTGAGTTATTTTGTACTTCAAGTACATTTTTTCTACGCCATCAAAATGACGCTCATGAAAAAGTTGCAATGCATCATCAACCAGATCATCGATCTGATCGTCATCTACATTGATCTCTAAGACTGGAGCACCCAGTCTCCTCAAACAATAATCAATGAGTTCTTGACGTGAGGATGGTTGTGCCATTTATCATTACTTTTTTTTCTATTTATCACTTCCAGTACTGGTCTTTCTACTAGAAGGTTTTGATGAGTTAATTTGTTCACTCATAACTACTATTCTTGCTTCTAAAGCAATGTTTTGCATCATAAGTTCAGTCAACTTTTTTTGATATACTTGCAAGAGTGTGTTATAATCAACTTCAGCCATGATTTTCTCCTAAAAAAATAGGGGGGACTTCTCCCCCCTTATCTTTATTTATTAGGTTTAGAAGACTCCGCCATCGACATTTATGTTTTGTAAATGTCTTCCAGTGACTCCTCCAATGGTTGCGTAACCAATAACTTCCTCTCCAGATCCTGCAGTATCAGTTACGAACAATTCACCAATTTCAATAGGAGCATAATACCCACTTTCTACGGTCAGGACTCCAGAAGACTCAGAAACTCTGGATGCAAGAACGATTCTAGAAACAGAATCATCCCAGTAAATACCACCAAGTCTAGCAGCGGTATCATAATAGTGAAGTAAAGTACCAATGTCTTTGTTTAAATCTGAAGATGGTGCGTTACCATCTACTCTACCAAGTTCAATCAGTTGATCCTCAATAGTTAAGGATGCTGTATTTACTTGAGTTGTACTTCCAGTAACATTTAAATTACCAGTAATGGTAGTATTACCAGAACCATCAAATGTGATTGCAGCAGTTCCACTACCATCTTTAATATCGTTTCCAGAAACCTGAAGATCTCCAGTTACAGTAACATCCGTTGAGAATGTTGATACGCCAGTTACATTAAGACCACCAGCACCAACTGTTAAACCGTTACCACTGTAAGTAAGATTTGCACTATCTTCAAGAGCACCTGCAGTTCCTGCAAGAACTACTCTTGTTGCAGTCAGGTCGGAAACTGTAGCAGAAGAAAGTGTTGCTTCTCCTCCACTAATGTCAATACCGCCGTTAAAATCAACAGCACCAGTTACTGTTAATGCTCCACCAACCTGAACGGTGCTTCCAGTTATTGTTACACCAGAACCAACTACAAGAGAAGTCGTAATGGCAACCTGATTAGGAAGACCGATTGTAAGTGTCTGACCAGATGCGGAAGTCTCAATCTCACTTGCAGTGCCTGCAATCGTAAGTGATTGAGAATCAAGATCAACAGCGCCTGATCCAGAGTCGCCAGCGATATCGAGATCTTGTGCAGTTAACTGAGAATCGACGTATGCTTTGATGGATTGTTGAGTTGCCAGAGCATCTGCTCTGTCAGAGTTCATGCCATCCTCATCAAGGATGGCAGTGACTGCAATACCTGCAAGAGTGAATGTGGTAGCAGTCAGTCCACCACCAACAGTTACGTTATCAGGAAGTCCAACAGTTACAGTTCCATTTGATCTTGAAACTTGAACTTCATTCGTGGTTCCGTTGATTGCAATAACAGCACCGTTTGCACTGTCTCCAAGTGAGATGACACCTGATGATGCATCAAAATCATCAGCATCAAATGCTGCAATACCTTTCGTAGATCCATCTGCTGCAGCATCTCCAATAGATACGTCACCACCCGCAGTTACGCTGAAGTAAGACGCACTAAATGAAGAAACACCAGCATTGGTGGAAGATGCAATTTCTGCAGCAATAGTAACAACATTATCAGTAACTGCGGTGTCAATACCTTCACCACCAGTAAATGTCAAAGTATCATTAAGAAGAAAAACAGTATCAATCCCAACATCACCAGCAAATGCTAAAGATGCGACTGCATCAATAAAAGAAAGATTTCCAGATCCATCGGTTGCAAGAACCTGTGATGCACTACCATCAACTCCTGGAAGAGTATAGGTCAGGTCTGAAGCAAGTGTGTTTGGTGCCTTTAACGCAATACTATTAGTACCGTTGTTAGTGCCCTCAACAACCTTTACGCTACTGCCAACCGTAGTTGTTTCTTTAGTCCAATATCTTGCAGAACCTAAAAATCTATTATTTCCGTTGGTCCCGTCTTCCCCAATATAAAAATTATATTCATCAGTAATATATGCGGGTTCACCAGTCTGTAATCCTACAGACCCAAATGCACTTTGTGTGCCCCTCTTAAACCTGATGGTTGGGTTTGCCATTTAATACTGACCTATTTTCGACAGATATAATATATTTATTAAATTGAATCAAAATTGGCCGCCATCAAAGTCGATGTTATCTGTTCTAGTTGTGTCAGTGTCTAAAATATTGATAAAACCACCAGGAATGGATCCATCAGAAGCAGCATCAGAAAGAATCTGATCTGGGTCAACTGCTTCCCATCTGTTTGTCGATGCATTGTAACTTAGAACATAATTATCGGCTTTATTTGATGTATCTACGTCAATTAGACCACCTATTGTAGTAATAGATGCAAGTGCTGAAAGATTGCTAGCAACTACTTTAGTTGCATTTCTTCCACCTACTCTTACTCGTACTGCGTTAAATGACATTTAAGTTACCTTAAGTACAGACTCCTGCTGTGACAAGAGCATTTCCTTCAACTACCCTGGTTTTTGTTCCATCACTTGCAGTTAATAATACGTCATAAACATATCTTCCAGGTTTCAATGCTGCCGTTGCAGCAGCAGTAAGTCCAATTCCTATTGTTCCGTATGCAGACGTAACGGTCACACTAAAATTAGTTTTGCTGGAACTACCTGCATGTTTTGCTAACTTAGCAACAGCAGATGTTCCTGCAAGATTAGTTTGGGAATTTGTAGTAGGGTCTTCTAGAAAAAAAGTATTGTTGAAATCAGTACCCTGCTCTATGACCAAGTTGACTACTCTTACTGCCATTATACTATATGATCTTTATAAAATTATTTATAGTTTATCTAAAATGAGTTTCATCATACTTTTTATTTCAGTTACATCTTTCTTCAACATTTCAATTTCTTGAATCTCTTTAATCTTCCTTTCACGCTGACTCATATATGATTTGTATGAATCTACATTGGTATTAATTATTGCGGAGGAGTAATTATCTCTGTGAAGAGATGAATGCCCCTCCACAGGGGTCATTTCATCATTTTCCATATTATGCTAGTGCTATTGCGGTAAGTTCTCTAATCTTAGGTACATATGCTTGGTTTGTACCCGTCATCAGAATCTTGATCATAAATCCAGTAACTGGTGGTAAATTATCCTGAGAGTACATAAAGTTGAAGTACTGATCATTATATGTGGACGCTTTTACAAAATCATTTGGAAGACCGTTGTTTTTAGATGAATCAACAATTGCATATTGCTTTTCATCATTAGTTCCACTTCTAGTTAAGTTGTTATAACCTGGGAACAGCAAGTATGGTTGGTCCGCATCTGGAAGGTCAGATCTAAACAGTTTGTAAAGAACTCTAATCTCATTGGTAGGATGTCTATATCCAGCAAATCTAACTTGCAATGAAGTTGCTGGAGTTTCTAAACGTACCTTCTTAGAAACATATATTGCAGAGTGTGGATCTCCAAGTGAAAGATTTACTCTAGGATCATTTGGATAATCACTTACTGGTTCATCAATTCTGTTTGTAGTGGTGATTACATTGAGTCTTTGGAGGTCGATAACTGGTGACAATCTATCACTATCAGTAGACATCAGGAATTCCATGGTAAATGATTTGTTTCCAGGAAGATTTGTCAACCTAGAGTTTTCATTAACCTTGGATGCTATAATTCTGGGGGAAGTGAAGTAATTAATTTCACCTAACTGAACGGGTTCAAATCCTTGATCTAAGAAAGAAACCTCATTTCCAGCAACACTTGTTCCAGAAACAGTTCTGACTCGTGCAGTTAATTCTGTACCAGCAGGAATTAGAGTAGAAACGTTTGGTGTTATTGCTTCAAACTGAATATTTTGGGTTGCTCTAGCAATAGATCCACCACCAATTTTTGATACATTGAATGCAAGTGGTTGGAATCCCCCAGAATTTCCAACACTTCTGTCAACACCATTTGTACCCATTCCGACTTTTATTGCATAAGAGTCGAGAGTAATAGAATTATCTCTGGTTGAAGATGACAACTCATGCGTTGTGTTAATTCTTCTTAGAGATACACCGTTAAACTCATACTTAGAAACAGGAGATCCTAAGGGGTGTGTTTTAATGGTGGTATTATCAATACCTCTGGTTATACCAACTAAATTGTTTCCATTTGTAGTTTCATAACTAATGATCTCATCATTGACTGCAATATATCCAGGATTAGTGCTAGAAACGCCAACATTTTCAAAAGTAGTGAATATCGAAATATCATCGAGTAAAATGTTATCAGTCGATGTCTTATCGTATGTTGATGATAGTTTTGTTGTTGGATTGTCACCCTGAATCTTACTTAAGATTACTTTATTGTTGGATGAATGCATACCATGGTTTCTATGAGAAACAACTATGTGCTGACCGTCTCCATTAGAAACAACATTAACTGTAGATGGTACTGATGGAACAGTAGATGCAACACCAACTGAGTTATAAGCAAGTTCATCAATAGTATTAAATTCACCTTGAACCTGATTAAGAATCAGTTGATTGGTAGCAGTAATAATTCCAACATTCAATCTAACATTTTTGCTAGTAGCACCTAATTGTACTGAAACAACATCTCCAACAGAATATCCTCTTCCACCATTAGTTACAGTTACGACACCAACAGATCCTCCGATAACTTCTACTTGAGCAAGGCCACCACTACCATTTCCAGTAACAGCAGTTAATGCAACATTGCCATAGTAGAAAGTTCCTGTGGATGGAGTAATTCCAGAACCAACATTATTTACTGTGAGGTTATAATCGCCATTTGTGGTGCTTCCAATACCGATTGCTCCTGTAGACTTAACAAGTTTTCCTGAAGCGGAAAGGTTGTTAAACTGAGTAATAGTTACTCCAGAATTTAAATTATCTGCAGAAACTGCACTGGTTAATCCAAGAACAACTTGTTTTGCTGGAGTAAATAATGGATTCGCTCTAAGTGTTGGTACTTTATCGTTTGCCTCAGAAAGTGTTGGGTTATAGGATACAAAGGCTCCAGGTTGTGTGGTAAACTTGCAACGATTAAGTCTAAACTTAAGATCTTCTAGTTGACTTGCATCCCAAGTAGCACCGTTTTGCGACTTGAACAATGATCCCATGTATGGTTGTTGGGAAACAATGACCTGATCATTTTCATCAAGACTTGAAGTGCTTACATCAACTTCACCCATTCTAGAAATCCATGCCTCATAATTATTTGACAACGAAATCAATACGATGGCATAAGAATTTCCTCCCTGTAAAAATACAGGAGACTTGAACTTAAAGTTTGTGGCAACTGTACCATCCTCAGAGATGTTAACCTCGGATGGTTCCCTTGAAATTTCTGCAAAAGGTAAAATAACAGTAGTTGGTAAACCAGTTTGCATGGTTCTGATTTGACATGTCACTGGGATATTGGCATCCTTTGTTCTGAAGTAAAGGTCAACAGAACTTATAAAGCAATCTTCACCTTCTGCAATCTGAATAGATTCTGCAAGAGGATCAACCCATCTTCTAATTTCTACTCTCTCACGAGTAGCAGTTTGAAGTTGTCGTCCCTTTTCAACCTTTGTGTCACTTACAGTAACAATTTCAACATCGGCATTCCTAGTTGCAATAAAGGTTTCTTGCTTATTATCAATAGTTCCTGCTGATATAAATTTACTTTCAGAAGCACTTTCAACACTATTTGATGCTGTACTATTAGAAGGACTTGAAGTAACTCTGATAGTTCTAGTTCCACTTTGGAATTGTGGATTAGTTGTATGTTTTGGATTTGGGATATAAAGGGATCCAATAACAGTACCTGCATTATCAGAGACAAGTCTCAAATTAGTAACGGTTGCTTCTGCTCCGCTGGTCTTACCAATCAGTTTAGTTCCAACCTTAAGTCTTCCCTTAAAGTTTTGCTGAATATCAGACAAACTTGCGGTATCTACATTCAAAATTGTAGATGTGGTTGCATAAGAACTGGTCAGTCCAACAGCAGTTTCACCTCCGAATGGGTTTGATGTATAGGTTAATGTTGGTGAATTATATGGCCCATATTTGTGATCTGGAGTAGCGACTCTAAATCTAATCTGTTCTGCATCTGCTGATGGATTTGAGAGAGTGGGAATTGATGATTCAACAGTCTCTCCAATTTGGAAGACACCACTGTTCATTTCAATTTCAATCAGTTTAGGAACAACATATTCCGTCATGTTTACGTTTTCAAAGAAAACATACATTTGGGTAAGAGGTTTAATCCTTCTTGCAATAAACTCAATATTTCTTTCTCTGCAATAAGGAATAAGTTCTCTACTTACAATCTTAGAACCAATTGATTGTGTATCGATCCTTTCAGTAACTCTTCTTTGAATTCCTTCTCTGGAAGATCTTGTCTCAACTTCAACTTCCTGTAGGTAAGAATCTACAAAAGTATCTCTAAATGTTCTAACTCTTCTAGATCTTGAGTGTGGACCTCCAGGAACAATACGAGTAGAAACTAACTCACTAGACTTGGGAACTTTTCCAATTTCAACTCTTTGATTAAATTCTTTAACTACAGTTTTTCCACTCCAAACTTCTTCCCACGCACCCCAGTCAACTGGAGAAAGTCCAGTATTAGGATCAACTTGGAAGGACGACATAAAAGCATCATAATTTCCTTGTTGCTCAAGCGTAACAGGATCTAAAATTTTCTCTTCAATCCAGGTGTCTGTTTCTGGATTCAGTTCCATTGTACCGAACCAACTTAATACTGCAAATGGGTTGACATTTACAGATCTAGTTGCAAACTTTTGTTCGATAAAAACTTCTTCATCATACTTAAGTGTGATTAAATCTCCAGTTTTTTGTATGTTTGGATTCTGTAAATCCGTTACAAATCTGAGGTCAGTAGAAGTATTTGCTGTTGTACCAATACCAATTGCGGATGCAGATCCAACAAGGAGGTCAACTGATGTTGTGTAGTGTGAAGGTCTTAATGTTCCAGTAGAAGCATCAATACTCGCCTTAAAATCAGGACTCTGCATGTTATGAGACTCATGCCTTCTGAAATTATCTACAAAGATTCCATTCTTGAATCTATCAAGTCCAGTTAGTGGATCCTTAATTGAAAGATTTGTGGTTTCTGTTTCTAATAGTGAAAGTTGAGTATAGTATTCAATGCTTTGAATTCTATCTTCAAGTTTCCCGATATCTTTCATTTGATATCTCTTATGCTTAGTCTTGTTAAACTGAATATCATTCTTTGCAAGATATGCATAAGGTCTTAAGGTAAATGATCCAACCTCAAAAGATCCATCAGTAATAATTGGTGGAACAGGATCATCTGCTGGTTCACCTGAAATAATTCTGAAGTCTCCGCCTTTTGTTAGAACTAATTTATCAGTTCTAGGAAGACGATAAGAATAACCTAAAACTAAGGACTCACCACTTACTGGGGTTGCTGTCACAGAAGAACCATTATTTGGGAATACTCTTGACTCATATTGGAATGGTGAGTATGATTGATTGGTGTAATCAGAAACTCTTGGTCTAAAGTCAATTACATCAGAATTTCTCAAAGATTGATAACTGATTCTTGGAAGATCAATGCCATCATGAACAATTCTTGGAGGCCAACTCAAGTAAGAGAAGAACTCTCCAGTATCTGACGTTGGAGTGCTGTAATAGTCATAGACAATTGTTAACCTTCTAGAAGGAACTGGAGCAGAATCATTCCTAATAATTCTACCAAAATCTAAGAATTCTAATCTTTCTCCACTATCTAAGATGAACCCAGAATCTATGATTTTATCTCCAAGAACTATTCCAGAAATAGTGCCGACGATCTGAGTTAGTTTGAAGGTTACAGACTCTCCAAGTTGGAACTCTCTATCATTGTTATATACAAATGTTACCGTATCTGAAGTTACACTTACTACTCTACCAATAGCATAGGTGCTGTTTCCAGTAACTTGTTCACCAACTGCAACATCAAGGAGGGATCCATCAATATTAGTTAAGGTTAGAGATGGGAGAGTAGGATCATTAGCATCATCAGATTCAAATACTCCGTGAATTCTTAAAACTTCCGCTTTTCCAAGAGAAATTTCTTTATCTTGAACTCTGAGTCCATATACTGAACTATAAGTCAGTCCATCATTTAAACTGCTATTTGAATTTGATCCTGATCCAGGATCGCTAGACTTATTGACTGTTAATGTAGCACAACGATTCAACACCTTTGATTTAGAATCAACTCTAATTTTTCTAAGGGTGGCAATTAATTTTGCATTAGCATCAGTTGTTGTGCTCAACTGATTTAAAGTTAAAGTTCTTCCATTGGTAGACAGGTTAAACTGACCCTCAACCAGAGGTTCTATAGATCCATCTGAATATGATAACACATACTTTTCTTCATCAAATGGTTCAAATACAGAATCTAAATCATTTTCAATAACAAC